TTCTTTTATTACATGTAACCACGCGCTTATGGCCGGATCTGTTATACCTTCATTGTATGCGTCGCTTGGCATTACATTAGTTGTATAATCAATAAAAGCACTGTTTATAAATGCTAACAAATCTTCCAACTCAGTACAACGCATATTAAATACATTATACGTACCAGTACGCGTAGTTACGGCGGTTACATCGTAGTTAGTACCAAAGTCATCTACGAAAGGATAAGTTTTTAAAATATACTGTTCTTTATTAATTAAAAACGTAGATATAGTATTATGTATATTGTTGTCAGTAAAAGTATATGTTTTTATGTAATTCATATTAAATTGTTAAGGATTGTACACCGCCTGTATAACCATAATTATATTTAGTACCATTAACGTATATGACTATTTGACCACTGTTGCCTGGTCCAACTCCAGCGCTACTATTCCAATCAGAGTCAGATGATGCATTTGAACTTACAGAACCGTTAGTATTACCTTGGTCATTGTATACTGTACTGAAATATGTACCGTTAATATAACTTGAACCACCACCTGAGGTTGCATTTGCACAGGCACCGCAATCTCCTTGCCCACCACCACCACCATAATAACCACCACCACCGCCGCCACCATCGCTACCATCGCTAGATGAGGAATCAGCGGAAGATGTGTCTGATGGCGCGCTCTCGTCTGGGGTACCAAAATTGCTGCCAATTGAAAAAGCATCAAAACTTTGGCCAATGGCGTCATTGAGCGCGTTAACTTGATCGTTTTGGGCTTGAAGATCGCCATAGGTAGCATTGCTTATTGAATCAGCCAATGCTCCCGTAATATCGGGATTATCTTGAAGCTGCGCAGGCGTGGCAAAAGCAGGAGGAGCCGCAAATGACGGCGTTTGTACTCCCGGAGTAGTTGCTTGGGGAGCAGCAACAGCATTTTGCGCAGCTATTGCTGCGGCGGCTTCTTGAGCATTTTGCTGCGATTCTAATGCAGCTACGCCTTCAGGCGTATTAGCAATAGCCACGCCAGTAGGATCTGTAGTTACATTTTCGACAGAAGACGGTTGTGCGGCTGACAATGCGGCACCAACTTGCGCGCCTACTTGCGAGCCAACATTGGCCGCATTTTGTGCAGATGTGTTGCCCACAAAATCTAATTGACTGAAGTCAGCAACATTATTTGGAGATGCCGCAACTCCCGGAGGATCGGCAACATCTTGCTGTGTTTGCGCTTGGGCTTCTTCTTCTGCCTGTAGAGCAGCTAACGTGGCAGCTAAATCAGGATTGCTAAGTTGATTTGCGACACCAAGAGATGTCGTCGGGCTGGCCGACACGCTGGGGCTAGTAGCAGTAGAAGTAGAAGGCATAGCGGTAGGGGGAGCGTCTACCTGCCCAATATTTGGAGAGGACACAAAGGACCCACCGCCTTGATCAATTTGACGACGAGGCAACCCTGTCAATGGATCAATATCAATAGGGCTTCCCCCATCAGCATAACGCTTGCGGGCCATCCCACCATTTGCAAATGGATAATTATTGGGATTGCCGTATATAGGATTTTTAGCATACACGAGTGGGCCAATATGAAGCGCTTCTTCAGCAGATACTACAGGGCGCATAGATGAGCGGTCATAAAAATAGGCGTGACGTTCAGGATCCATGCCAACTTGCGTCCAAGCTGGATCATTATGAATGTTTTTGGCCAAAGCATATGCTGCATCGGGTGTGGTAGGTTTCCAACCACCTTGCACCGTTGCAATAGTTGATTTTGGTTTGCCGGAAGCAATATTGATTGCCCCTTTTGGCTGTACACCAAAAGTAGGGGAATCTAGATGAGCTACACTGTCATACCCAATAACTTTACCGGCACTATAATCAGTTTTAGGATCGTGAACAGAAACAACCCAAGTATTGTTTTTTTGATACGCAGGGATATCTAAACGAACAGCGGCAGGGTAACCTTCTGGAAGATCTCTAGGGGCACCTAATTTTCCAACCTTGTCTTGGCTTAAAGCAGATTGCATCTGCTCTTGGCTAGCCGGAGCAACTGGTGCCGCATACGAGCTAACTGGTTTAAATTGATTAACAAGCTCAGCATGTTCAGAGGCAGATCCCTCTCCAGATTTTATGCGTTGAGCTGATTCTTGAAGTTGTGAAACTCTATTATTTTGCACAAATTTTGGCACATCACTAGAAACTGAAGTGGAGCTTGGAATGCCCCCAGGTTGGCCAGTTAATGGTTGTAAAAAACTTTGCGTAAAGTCTCTATGAAGACCCAACTGCTGATCTACAGATGGACTTACAGGTTTTGCACCACCCATTTCCAACCACTCACTTGGGTCTTCCATGGATGGCATGTCAGCAACACCCCCCCAAGCATACCCTTTTCGGCTGACTTGTTTTGCAAGACGCAGGGCATCGCTAACGGATGAGCGCTTCATGATGGCAATCCTTAGTGGCGAATCAAAAGGTGATGGATGATTTCCAAAGCTTTGTGAATAGGATCAGGCATCTTCTCAGATTGTCCTTGGCCCTTCCCAGAGACCATGCCACCACGTTTTCTATTATCATCAGTACCTGCCGCAGCATCCGCCGCCTGCTGTGCCTTCATTTGAGAAAGAGCTTTGTCGGCTCTGAAGAAGTCGGCAGCACTGTCTGAGCTACCCCAGTTAACAGGAGCACCGTCCATAGGGGTGTTCACCAACTGGGCGTTAGACTGGTAGTCCTTGCCAGAGAAGATCTTGGAGAGCAAACCGCCATCAGTATCCGTAGGACGAGCGGGCGGAAGACCAGCGCGCTCACCAGTTGCTTGGATACCAGCCATGCGCTGTTTTGCAGCGTTGATAGCATCTTGCTGAGTATATGCAGCGCGAGCATTTGGATCTTCTATGATAGACCCACGGCCAGGACCAACCGTCCCAGCATAGCGCTCGCCGGGTTGTTCATTCACAATCCCCCGCCCAGGCCCAGCCATGGCCGCATAGCGCTCACCGGGTTGCTCATTAATGCTTCCACGACCAGACCCTACGGAACCCATATCAGAAGGAAGAGACATCATAGCGGCGGGAACAAGAGGGGCAGCCGCAATCCCTGTACGTGCAGCGCGTTGACCAGCAGTCCATTCAGTAAGGCCGGGGCCAAACTTACCACCCGGCATAATTTGCTGAAGCTGATAGCCGGTGTCAGGATTTACAACAGGCTGAGCTTCCGTCAAATAACTACGGATATTGGCTGGGGCTTCTTCAACTCCGCGAATCATCCCAGCAAATGGATCCCTCACCGCACCCATGGCAGGTTCTGCACGACCAGTCAGAATGCCGCCTGAAATATTTTGAGCCGCACCCGTTTGTGGATTAATGAAACGTCCGGGATATTTTGCTTGTTTTACTGCAAGCTCAACAGGTGAAATGCCACCACTGGCCGTTTCAAGACTGCGAGCATATTGGCCAGCTTTAGCAAGAGCGCCGGGAGCGGCTTCTAAGGCGCGAGTGCCAGCAGCCGCAGCACCCCCGGCAGGGATTACCATAGATGCCTGCAAAGCAGCATCAATCAAATCTCTGTAATCATTTGGTCCAGTCATGAACCCCCGATAATCTGCGCTGTCTTCAGGCGCATACATATTTTTGGCAAGCATGCGAGGGGTTATGTTCTGACGATCAGCCATTACAGTTCTCCAGTCTGGGTGCCGTCCAGAGTGGGCTCATTGCCCTCGAGACGTTGGAGCATCTGTGGATCAAGGACAGACTGCGCCATGGGGGAAGCATCGGGGTTACGCATCATCTCTTCAGCAAGCTTGATCGCGGCCAAACGCTCGCGGCTTTCGCGGTCGCGCTTGCGATTGACAGCGTCCAACATAGAGTCTTGCGACCGTTGTTGAATTTCTTCTTGTTGAACCTGAAGGCCGAACATTTTGGATGGGTCGCCTTGATCGCGGTTTTGTTCCATTTGAAGGCGCATGTGATCGAGTTCCAAGCGATCTTGCGCCTCCTTGGCGCGTGTTTGACTGTCGAGCATACGAGCATCCGCATTGCTCTTGTCGTTGGCCATCTTGGCCTGCGCTTGGATCATCTCTGGCGGCATCTGACCCTGTGCCTGCGGAGGAATCATGAACTGCTGCGGGTTTGACCAACCAAGGGCTTGCAGCGCAGCCGTATCAACTGCAATCGGGTCATACAGAGCCGGGTTCGTAGCCACCAACTGCTTCAACGCCAAAACTTTCATCAGGCGCTGCGTTTGGCTAGAAGTGTTCGGATCCGCCTGCGGAGTGAAGTAATAATTGTCCAGCGCATCAATGAATGTCTTTTCATCCCATGGATATGCAGCCTTCTTGCGCTTTTGCCAAAAGCTCTCAGGGTGATCCTTGAAGCACTCAACCAAAAGCTCAAACTCTTCCGACTGCGCCGCATGCATTCGCTTGTGGACCGAGTTCAGAACCTTCTGGGCCTGCTCAATCATCGCCAGCGTAGTGCCGACAGGAGCATCAGGCTTGCCTTCAGTCACCATAGCCTCAGAAGTGCCACCGACGCGCATGCCAGTTTCAGCCATCTGAACCACAAGGTTCATAAGAGCGCCTGACGGCTCCTTGTAGGGCAGTGGCATGATAGCCTGATTGATCGGCATGCCATTTGTCTTGACCAATGCACCCCCGCCAGGAGGAACACGGAAGATATTGGTATTTTGCCTAGCCCCGGTATCCGCCATAAGAAAACCGGGAAAATTGTTGTACATCCCGGCATCCAAAAGCTCACGCCACGCCGCCGTAATGGCGTTTGTAGTGTTGCCAAGGATGTGAAGCAGGCCAATATCGTAGAAGCCGAGGCCGGGGACGAAAGTGTACTTTACAAACCGACGCTTAGCGGTCGGAAGTTCTTCATCGTCTTCAGCATAATTGCGAACAACTGACAAAACTTGTTGAGAAGACAAGTCAATTGTTACAATATAAGGAATTTCCAAGCCAGATGGCTTTCCTTTGTGCTTATGTTCAAAACCGGGAAGATCCAACTCGCAATAAACCTCGTAAATCTCGCGATCACGATCATCAGGGTTCATTGATTCGCCGGTAATGCCCTGTTGAGCATTTTTTTCACGTTGAACGCTATCCAAATTAGGCGCTTTTGGCGTGGATAGGTCAATATCAGCATAAACCCCAAGAATTTGCAGGCGCTTGACGGTGCTGGGACGCATATAAGAACGATGTGTAATGCGTTTTGCATTACGCAAATCCGTAGCGGCGTTGTTCACGATCAAGTCGTTAGCATCAACGCTTTCAGATACCGGCCTGTTGCGCAGAGGGCAGAAGTAGACCTTCTTGAAGCTGGTTCCGCCAAAGCCAAGCATAAGCAACATGCGATCCGTATCGGGATAATACTCCGTAGCGGTCGATGTCAGATAATGATTGAGATCATTCTCGAGCGCATTAGCAAGCTGATCGTTTTCAAGGGTAGCATTGTTGTTATCATTGCGGATTTTGACTGGCCCATCAGTCGGAAGCAGTTCAGAACGCGCATTGGCTTGGAAACGCAGCACTGCTTCAAGCAGCAGCGGGTGGCGAACCTTACTCATACCCTCCACCGGAGCGCCATCAGTCGCCCCCTGCAAACCGGGGATCTCTATTTTCAGGCCAAGCAGCTTGATTCCTTGGGCGCGATCCTCAATCCAATCGTTGCGGCTGGAGATGTCATCGCGAATGCCTCTTAGAAGCTCTTGTGCAATATCATTGAGGTTACCTTCAGCAACGTCGTCAACAAGATTGCGGAACCAATTATTTTCATCGCGTTCTTTGCGATTGTCGTTGATAGGTTTCCCATCCAAAGAAATAGTAATTGAACCATCGGGATGCTCAATCTCAAGAATTGCCCCATCCTTATCAAAGGTAGGCTTATCTTCGGCATCATCCACAATCTCAACGATGACATCCCCATCGTCCAACTGACCCTCCTCGGGACCAGGAAGCCTGATATTGGACATCAAACCAGGTGTCATCGGCATGGAAGCTACCCCTCAGTGGTATTCAACGCTTGCATCTCCTCGACAAAGCGTCGGATGCCTTCTTGAGCGGCGATTGTATCTGATTGTGCCATGATTTCATAGGTCCGAACGTAGTCATAGGGCGGCTGGCCCCAAACCTCGACCCGAAAATTGCCAATCCTTACAGGGGTGGACGGCTTGAGAACGTCCACAACTGCGCTTGCAAGCACCTGAACCATAGCAAATCCCTTTTGGTGTGGCAGATATTACAGGTAACAGGTCAAATTGGATAGAGAGGCTCCCACTGATTATTTCCCTTGAAAGCCAAGCTATCGTCAATGCCCATCTGGAACTCTTCACCACGCATGATTGCGCCGGTATCGCGCAAATGACGCATTGCCATACTTACCGTATCGACCAAATCGTCATGTTTTCCTTTAGGAAACTGCCCAACTTGCGTGATAACCATTTCAGCCCATTGTTTGATGGGCGCATATACCAACCCTTCCGCAAACAAATGCTGCACAGAATATAGTCTAGCCAACTTGTCTTGGCTTTTTGGGTCAAACATATGGACACCAAACTTTTCGCCACCATACATGCGGCGAATTTCTTGGGCTACAGAGTGACCGGCTGCTTTGTTTTCAATTAAAAGCGTGTCCACTTTCATGGTTCGACAAGTTTCTGACACCTTCAAAACTAGATCATGCAGTTCAAAGCGTCCTTGCCATGCATACATAAGCATAACTTTAGGAGCTTCTTCGACATAGCTGCGAGAATAGGTCACCCTATCCCCATCGCGACTACCGGCATGTCCGGGAGCTTGCGCCGATCCTGAGTTTTCGTCGCTAAAAATACCCCAAACCGTCATGGCGGACGGATCGTTTTCTGTTTTAGTCGTATATGCAGTATCTAGCGTGGCAATAATGAGATCCATGGTTGGGAAATTGGTAGCCTCCCAAGGTTTCCACCAGTCTCGCTTGATAATACCGCCGCCCTTCGGTTCTGGGCGCTGTTGAAGCTGACCAGCAGCCGCCCAAGGACCGAGTTGACGTTCAAGAATATTGACTTCCGTCTCCCCAAAACGATCTGGCCAAAGTAACTCGCCTTCTTTTTCCTCAAGAGCAATCTGAGCCTCTGGGCTAACTGCAACACGCTCGCCGCCTGCGATGACTTCCACCAAGGGCTCGCCCTTGTCATCAAGGCCGCGAGGGTCATGCCATCCTATTGATGTGTAGCTGTGTCTTTGCCACTCATATCGCATTGGCAGGCAAAGGTGCGTCCATTCCCCATGGTCTTTGGACATGATATGGCCGGTCAGATCTTCTTCCGACAGGCGCTGCTGAATAACGACGAAGGCACCCGTTTTGGGATCATTGAGGCGCGTCGAGAGCGCGCTGTCCCACCATTCGATGGTAGATGCAATGGTTGCTTCTGAGTGTGCTTCTTGCGCTGCATTGGGGTCATCAACCACAATGATCGAGCCACCTTCGCCCGTAAGAGCGGATCCCACCGAAGTGGAGAGCCGCGATCCATTTTGGTCATTGTCAAAGCGTCCTTTGGTGTTCTGATCTGATGTAAGCTTGAACCGCTCACCCCACAGTTGCCGATACCATGGGCTTTCAATGAGGCGGCGGCACTTTACCGAATCGCGCAAAGAAAGCTGCTGGGCATAGGATGCATGCAGGAACTGTACGCCTGGCCCACTGGTAGGGGACTTCCAAGGCTGCGCCCATGTCCACGCAGGGAACGCGCAAGATGTGATGGAGCTTTTGCCCATGCGGGGCGGAATGTTGATGATCAAGCGGCGGATGTCCCCGTCCACCACAGCCTGAAGATGTTCCGCAATAGCTTCGATAGGCCAGCCCTCAGTGAAGTCTGAAGCATCAATATATTTCCATGAGTGTTTTAGGAATGTGTAGAGGCTGTCTTCGCAATCAGCCCTATCCAGTTCCATGAGCTGGCGCTCAATGTCAATTTGCTGGCCGTCAAGGTTAAGAGTTGTCATTCTACCTGTTCCAAATTGTTCAACTTGTTAGTTAATTCTTTATTTTCAATTAACAATTGCTCAATTAACCAAGTGACAGCTTCCATGCCAGCCAATTTTTTTTCATCAGTTTCTCCATTTTCTTTTTCAAGAGCGCGCATAACAGGAAAAAGCTGAAGATATACCCCAGCTAAACCGTAGCGTGATTTGAGACTGTAGAGGCCACCTGTCATATTAAGATAATCCGGTAAAAGTCTAATTCAGTATGCACAATAAAAAAATAACCATCCGGTACATCAAACTTATAGTGGTTCATGACCATGCCGGGAATCCATTTCCCCATCATGAGCCTTGCTTTCCAACGTCGTTTGGAAATATTTTTTTTGCGCATAAACAGCCCCCTGTTAAAAAACACTATAGACGTTTCTGAAAAATATGCTAGTGTGATTTTAACGCACTGGATGCCCTGTTGATGTTTACCGTGTCAACAAGTCAGGGGGTGCCTGGATGGTCTGGGTAACGGTTAAGCGGGCGTAACTCAGTGGTAGAGTGTCAGCCTTCCAAGCTGTTCGTCGCTGGTTCGAACCCAGTCGCCCGCTCCAACGCATTAGGGGGGATATTATGGACTACGCAGAAAAACTTGAAAGCATTACTGTTGGCCAATTCATCCAAACTTTTTTGGATGGAACAAAACATGCATATGGCCCCACCAGCATTAATCGTAGGGTCACTGCATTTTTAGGCCGCACGTATGCAGCAGATGTAACGCTTTGGTATGTGGTGTTGGATGGGCCAAGGGTTTGGCGCATGTCAACTGGCGTTGGTTCTAAAGTGATTGAGGCTTTGGCTAATGCTATTAACATTGAGCTTGGTGCCAATGTTGTGGATGTAAGTATCCCAACCAAGAAGTTGCGGAGCGAAGGTTACTTTTGGACTGTTAAACGGTTGGAACAAGCCAATGCACTTCTCGATGAAGGCCAATCGCGCAATGCGGTAGCCAAGTTGTACGGCAAAAGTTCTGATGGATTAAAAGCTGCGTTGCGCCGTTATGGCATGGAAAAAACACGTACAAAAAACCAATGGCAATCCATAGACACTGCGCCGCAAAACGGAACATTATTTCTTGCTTACATGGGCAAAGACAACATGGAAATTGCCCGTTTCGATCTTGAGCGCAACGAGTGGTGGATAGACGCCTATGCTCCTCCGCATATTGAAAAAAACTGGATGGAAGCTTGGATGCCATTGCCTGCCCCGCCCAAGCAGTGATTGAGTTATCCCGCATCGTCCAGCGGTAAGACGCCGCACTTTCGGATGTAGTTCAACGGTAGAACATCGGACTTTGACTCCGAGAATCCTTGTTCGAATCAAGGCATCCGAACCAACATAAGGGGAACAATATGACTGACGATCTTGTGAAGCGACTACGTGAAACATCAGATGATTGGCCCGCCGCACTTCTAGAGCTTGAGTTTGAAGCCGCCGACCGCATTGAGAAGGATGCACAGCACATTGATGAAATGTATGGGTTGGTTGCTGCAATGAACGTCGATCATACAGTAAGCAAAGCCCGCATCGAGAAGCTGGAGGCGGCGCTGCGGATGGTAGTTGATTGGGATAACACGCTTGAGTTTGAGGATAGCCCAGCTTGGGGTGATGTTATGGAAGTCGTCCAAAAAGCACTGGAGGGGAAAAATGACTGATGATCTTGTGAAGCGGTTGTTTCGTGCATCCATTTATGATCCGCATGAAGCAGAATATTTGTGCGAATTAGCCGCCGTCCGTATTGAGAAGCTGGAGGCGGCGCTGCGGGAGATTGCGGCGGGCTACGAAACTGAATGGTCAACCAGCACGATGGACAACATGCTTGATGTAGCGCAGATTTTATCTGAACGCATCAACATCGCCCGCAAAACATTGGAATGGGAAAAGTGATCCATTATCACGGGACGCCAATCACGCCGATTAGCGCATTGCTTGAGCTTCATGGACGACACTTTTGCGTCAGCCATGCAGCACCAACTGATGTTGCTCGTTGCCATCAGATTGGTCAGTCTGTGATGTTGGATAACGGCGCTTTCTCCGCATGGAAGACGGGTAAAGCAGTTGATTGGAGTGGCTATTACGCTTGGACAGACAGATGGCTCGACTGCCCTACGACATGGGCGGTTATCCCAGATGTGATTACAGGCTCTGGCGAAGATCAGGATGCTCTGATTACTCAATGGCCTCATGGGCATAGAGGCGCTCCTGTGTGGCATATGCATGAACCCATCGACAGGCTTGTGCAGTTGACACTTGAATGGCCGAAAGTCTGCGTTGGCTCTTCAGCACAATATGCTGTCGTCTTATCTTCTGGTTGGGTCAGGCGCATGGATGCTGCTTGGAACGCAATTGAACTCCATCATCAAAGGACCCCGCCAATGCACATGCTTCGTGGAATGGCATTGAGCGGCAGAGAGTGGCCGTTTGCGTCTGTGGATAGTACAGATATTGCGAGGAACCATCATCGCGATCAAAACTCGCCCCGCAAAATGGCTGATAGATGGGATGGTGTTCAGTGTCCGCATAAATGGGTTCAAAGACCAGAACAAATGGAGATGATCTGATGATGATAACGCATGAAGTGAAGGTCTATGGTTATTGCCCGGTCGATGGGAAAGGCGACTCTTACGATGTAACTATTAGCACAATGAGGCTTCTCAAAGTTGAAGACATCTTATCAGCCATCAACGGATTGAATTGGCCGCTTTTTCAAGATACTATGACACAACAGCTTGCGGATGTGCTTGGATGCCATGTTCGAAGTGTTGGTTATCACTCTGGTATCAAAACAACATGTGAGGTGTAAAATGACTGATGATCTGCCGATTGTAAAAAGCATAAAAATGGTTCGTGAAAGTGACCTCACATATCGGCTGCGTACAAGCGCTGACCCCGGCATGGTGCACGAAGCCGCCGACCGCATCGAGAAGCTGGAGGCAACGCTGCGGGAGATCATCGTGCATTGTGAAGTGCCAGCACCGCCAAATGCTGAAGCATTAAAAATGTTCGCCCGCAAAGCACTGGAGGAAACCAAATGATCACGCATGAAAGCCCGATGGATCTTCTCTCAAGCTACAAGCCAAAAACCAGACAAGAGTTAGCCGAATGGCTTATGATGGCCGCTCGCAATCTAGTGGATGAAGATGGGAAGCGCATATATTTCAGGTTAGAGCCAGCTCTAGCATACCAGATCGCTTGGATGATGCAGGCTGCAAAGTTGAAAGTGCCAGAATGATTTTACCAGCCCAAACCATTCGCAAGCTGAGGCCCATCACGCCCTTCTACGAGCGCACCATCCAGTACGGCATGAGCTATGGCTTGTCCCACGCCGGGTATGATGTCCGCATAGCGGAGAGAACTGTTTTGTACCCCGGTGAATTTGCTTTGGCATCTACTGTCGAGCATTTTGACATTCCAAATGACTTGATTGCATTTGTACATGACAAGTCTACTTGGGCTAGGCATGGCTTGTCCCTGTTTAACACCGTCATTGAGCCTGGTTGGCAAGGATACCTGACGCTTGAGCTAGTCAATAATTCAGCCAAGCATATGGAAATCAGTGCTGGTTGCCCTATTGCACAGATTATCTTTATGCGGCTGGAGGAGGAAACCGAGTCTCCATACATGGGTAAATATCAGAACCAGCAAGCCAGTGTTGTCCCAGCCAAGTATGAGAATATGGGGTGGGATGCGGATAACAATTTTGATCCTTGAGCTTGGCAACAGTGTTTCACGTGAAACATCGGAGGGAATATGAAAAATTGCATCCAAGAACTAAAATTCACAAATGAGCGTTTGCTGCTTGAGCTTGGGTATTTGCAAGGCGAAACAATGAAAATTGACGATCTTAAACGTCAAATTTTAGAACTTGAAAAGAAGTGCGAACGTCTCAAAGAAAGAGAGGAGCGCGCCTGGGATCGATGCAACGAAGCTTTAAGGCAACGTGACCTTAGCAGAGAAGTTGCATCTGAAGCTATTAGGCAATTGCAAGTCGAGATTGAACGACTGCGTGTTTCACGTGAAACATTTTAGGGGAAGTATCATGATGTTTATCGCGGCTA